TACTACCCCCCCATTTACTAAGTTACGAACTTTGGCTTTTTTAGTGTTGGCGACCACAGTTTGGCCTTTCTTGCCAGCCGATTTTTTCTTTTTAGCTGTTTCTGACCGTTCTTTTTTACTAAGGCTTTGAGCTTTACTACGGGGCAAACATCTATCAGGGTTTTTCTTATCTGTAGAAGTGCCGCACTTGCCTTGGATGGAACCGTCAGTGCCGATTCTAACCCAATCCTGATTGACCCAATCTTTCAGCGCACCCATTATGATTTCTTCTTCTTTTTGCCCTTTGCGCCTTTTGCATAGTTAGGGTCTTTGCAATACTTAGATGCAGCCATGTTCGCATACGCAGATGGGTACGTGTCAAAAGTTCTCTGCGCCCAAGCCTTTCCCGCAGGACAAATCTTACTGCCCTTAGATTTTTTAGAAGCACCTTTTGATTTGCGAGAATATGCCATTAACATTTCCACCTTTTTCTAGCTTGGCGAAGTCTACTATTAGGGTCTTTAGCAGCTTTAGGAAATTTTTTCATTTGGCCTGCGGATCGTGCGCAATAAGACTTGCGCCGCTTGGCATCTTTGCTGCCTTTTTTAACTTTGCCAGTAACCGCTGTTTTTAACTTGGAACCCGGATTTGCTCTTCGATGTGCCTTTACTCCGTCTTCAGTCATTCCCGCCCCAGACTTAGTGGGGCGGTAATTTTTCTTGTTTCTCTTTATAGGCTTGTCAGCCATCAACCATACTCTTTTTTCATTTTCAGAATAATGGTGTATGTGTCAGCAGAAGTATGACCAACAGTTGTAAATAGCACGTCACCATTTACCCCACTGCCAGCGTTGTTTGTTAAGCCGCCAAAAGTTGAGTAATTATGGTTGCCGCTTTGGTTTTCGCCAAGTTCAATGCAGAATACATTTGTAGTAGCGTTCCAAAGTATTTGGACCTTCATACCAATGCACTGCCACCAAATTTCCTCAATGACAACGCCCGTACAGGCGCTGCCATGTGAGTTTGCGGCTAAAGCACTTACATCAACTTTAACAACAGCAGCTTCACCGCTACCGTCAGATACATTGGTAAACTTCTGAACAACGTTTCTGTCGCCATCTATGATTATTTGTGTTGCTACAGCATCAGCCATTTCATCATTCCTTAGCCGTTATCAAAGTCTACGTTCATTCCAGTAATTCTGATCCAAATTTTACCAGCAGTGTACGCTGCGTTAGTAGCCGCGCCTTGAACTAGATAGATGTACTTTTTAGACAAAGCAGCCATAGTAGCAGCCGAGTCAACAGCGTTGTAGTAACCTAAAGTAAGGTCGCCGTTGTTCATCATCTGAGTTCCGCTGGCTACAGCCGCGCCTGACGCGGTTGTTCCCGTAGCTGAAATGTCTACATTAATATCTGGATCACCGCCTGTAGGAACCTCTACGCAACCAAATTCTAACAGGATTGGAATACCGTTAACTTCTTTTGTAAGTTCTGCAATGTACGCATTGGCAGAAGTTCCGACACCAATAATACGATCCGCTGAAGCTGATCCAACAAATCCACCGTGAAGGTCAATAAGAATAGACGTTACGATAGTACCGCCAACCTTGTTAACAAAAGTGTTAATAGAAGCATCAGCAATACCAGAGCCGTGCGCGTTGGGCGTGATGCCAAAGATAGTTGCACCCGTATCTAAGCTGGCGTTGTTTGCGCCTGCGGCAGTAGCCGTTCCAGAAAAACCGTTTGTATCAACAACATTGTTAATGCCAGAAGTTGGAACCGTTTGAATTTCAAACTGCTTTTGAGATATTGCGCCAGTAGTGCTGCTTTTGGTAACTTGCTGAAAGCCGTTTTCAGACCGTACTGGTCCGTTAAATGTAGTGTTAGCCATGTTATGCTCCTGTCGTGGCTAGTGTCAGACGCATTATGCGACTGTCAGGGATAATGGAACAATACACAATAAACAAAAAAAAAGAAAGGGGGCAGTTAAACCGCCCCCAATCAAAACCAAACATTTGTTCGGGTTACGCGCCGGGTGAACCGAATACGCAACGTGGGTCCGAGAAACCAAATGAATAACGCTCACGCGCTTTAAAGCGCATGTTACCTGTGTCGAAGTCTGCTTCCATGTTTGTACGCATGGGAGAACGCTCAAAGTGCTTAAAGCCGTTTGGCGCGTCAGTCTTCAGGAAGAAAGCATCAGTATCGGTCAGGAAGTGGTTAATGGTGTAACCCTCTGGGACCATACCCATGTTTTTCATCGCGTTAATGTCATTGTCAGCAGTGCCGGGACGCAAGGTCGATTCCAGCAAACGGTCTGCAATGAACTGAAGCTGTGGTGGAATAATCAGCTTAGTGCCACGAAGGGCAATAATCATATTCCGTTCATCAACGAAGCCTGAAATGTCGATAAGAGCATTTTCAAGCGAAGTTTCGTTGAGGTCAGCCGCAGTGGATGGTTCGTTACGGAATGTACCACCTTGAGCCAACGGGTGAACCGCTGAACAAAGTTCTACACCATCACCACCTGTGAATGACGAATTAAAAGCGTTGTTAAGAACCGCAGCGGCCTTAACCTGCTTAGAATGCGCCATAGAACGGGCAAGTGCTTTTGTNTAACGAGCGCCAAGACGATCATACAGATTGTCTTCAATCGCTTCTTCAGTCAAAGCGAATGCCAGTGCCACCGTTTCATGTGTGTAACGAGCGGTGTACGCTTCGTTAGCATCATCAAACGATACGCCTGCGCCTTCGGTTTTTGTGGGAGCATTCCCAAAACCTGACAGCATAACTTCTTCTTCAAACGCACGATCTGACGATTCTGTGTCGAAGATTTCAGCATGCTCATTATCGTAACGGTTATATTCCATTCCGAAAAGCGCGTTGAGTCCCGGCTCTAGTTCTTTGACTAGCTGTGAACGTGAAATAGCCATTGTTTAGCTCCTTACGCTAACCCAGCGCCTTTGACGCCGAATATATGGTTTTCAATGACGCAATACACATTGGTATTTGCGGAGCTTACATCGCTATTCTCTGGGTCTTCAGAAATATCAATGACTTTGAGCGGCAAAGTAGTAGCCGTTCCACCGTCAGTGACTTTCAATTCAGAACCTGCGACACCGCTTTTGGTGTTGCCTGCGCTAGTATAGACAATATCGAAGTTGCCAAACAAATCAGCTACTGGGAATGCAGCATCACATTGGACTTCAAAAACAACCATAGGGTCATCAATGATAAAAGCGATAATGTCAGCAGCAGCAGTGCTTGCAGGGTATGAGTTGCTAAATACCTGTTCCCCAGTAGTAGGGTCTGTATATTTGCAACCATTAAACACACCAACAATAGGTACGGTTCCGCCATCGGCGTGAATTTCCACTGTTCCACCAGTTACTTGCATAACCATGTCACCTTGAAAAATTGCAGTTCCGTAGTTGTTGGCGATACGATAACGGCTTTGTCCACCATTGAATTGAGTTCCCCCAATTCGTTTCACTGGACGAAGACCGAATGCAGCGTCTTGATTCGCCATCGTTAATCTCCTAAATTATTTACCCCTAGAGCCAAAGCTCACAGAGGTTTTACGTTGTGGTGCCTGTTTAGGCATAAGAGCGTTGTTTTCCCGCATCCAATCGCGGTCAACAGCGTCCATTTGATTTTGTGCCACTGTATTAAAGTGGTTATTCCGCTGCTCAACTAATTCTACAGGGATTCGGGCCAAAATTAATCCGCCAACACCAATGGTGCCTGCGTTTCTTCCTTCGTCAATGACGGGGCCAACATAGTCGGGATACTCTTCAGCGCGAACAAGTTCCCATCCCTCTTGCCGTTTCTTATGAACGTTAGTCTTATCGTCGTATTCCATGACAGATTCACGAATCCATCTATGTTTAAAACCTAGAGGTGGCTCTGGAGCATCCAAAGCTGAACCGGGTCGCCATTGTTGAACACGCTCTGCGTTTTCCCGTGATTCTGAATCACGCGCTGACCTAGCTGCCATGTTACTCACTCCTACTTTCTAGTTTCACAACCTCTTTCGCATAAACATCAAGAGGTATCCGCATCTTATTGGCAAATGCGACCTGCCCCGGCGTTAATTCCACCGATCTCTTCCGCCCAGACTTTAAAGACCGTCCGTTACCAGACGCAGGCGTAACAACTTGGGCGTTTTGTTGTTTGGCCTGAAACTTGTGGGGCATTTCCTTACGGATACGCCTATCTATTTCTGCATAATATTCGTCTGTAGAAGGATCAAAGCCCTCATCACTGACGATTTGATTATGTATAGCTGTAGCAGCGGCTTTCATAACGTTGTCTTTTTCAAACCAATCGTTTTTAGAAAGCCATTTTTCCAACTTAGGGTCAGCAGCCTGACGTTGCGGCTGTTGCTGTTGGTACTGCTGTTGTTGTTGCTGCTGTTGAGCTTGCTGCTCTCGCTGCTGTGCGTCCCTTTGAGCCTTGGCTGTTTGCAGACGAATACGTTCTTTTTCAATAGCAACTTGTGACAGTGCAGACTGAGCTTCTGCAACTCTTTCATAGTCGCCAGCTTCATGCGCTTCTGTCAGTGCGCGTTTGGCTTGCTGTTCCTGAGATACTACGCGGCCTTCNTATTCGGCTCTGTATCCCTGATCTAGTTGCTGCAAACGAGCTTTCATTTGCTGGTTTTCTTGGTGAACTTGCTGNGCATACTGCACTGCGGCTTCAGCTTCTTCAGAAGCAGCCTTACGCTTNGCTGTTAGCTGATTAATGCGTTTCTGTACGCCTTCGCTGTAATTCTCAAGTTCATCGTCGCCTTCTGACTTTTTACGAACTTTTGTTCGGGTTTCATCAGGCTCTTCACTAGCAACAACGGTTTCAGAACCAGACTGCTCTTCGCTGTCTTCTTCGACTTCGATAGTCGTTCCGTTGAACTCTTCGTTTTCCATGTTTTCGACCATAGACATTTATTTAGCTCCCTAACTTTCTATACATACGAAACATCTGTTGGGTCAAGGATTGTGGCTATAATATTATCGTCATTTATGATTCTGACCTCAAGACCATCCACTTTGAACCTATTACCAGCATATCTTCCTATGAGAACCCAGTTTTTCTCCTGACAATAAGAACCACTTGGGAACTTTTGTTCGTCTCTGTAGGCGTCTGGTCCTAGCTTGACTACATACGCGGATACCGTAGCAAACGATTCACGCTCTCTTGTCTGGTCTGGAATATACAAGCCGCCCTTGGTTTTTGCGCTAGGGTAGTAGGGGATAATCAGCACCCTATAACCAGTAGGCTGCGGTAAACGCTCAAGAACCGAAACTTCTATGTTGGAAGGATCATCAACGTTTTTGTTTTCTTCCTGTGGCTCTTGCGTTTTAAATGCGTTTTCCAAAGGCTTTGATAGCTTTGTTTTTTTCGCTGCTTTTGCAACGTGTTCTGGAACATACAACTTTTTAGTCATCGTCTAACTCTATGCCTTTCATCGCGGTTTTAACTAAATCTTCGCAGTAGGACATTCCGCGTATTTCGCCTACAAGATACCGGTATTCGTCCCATGACGAAACCGAGCCGTCCGCAATTCGGTCTTTCAACCTAGAATCACGCTCCCGTATTTCTTTAAATAGATACTGTGCTAGGTGTATAGCTTCCATACTTGTCCCCCTGCACACATAGTATGCAAATGTTCGGGATATACAAGTATTTTGCGTAAAAAGCTACAAAACGCCCATAAACTTCTGGGGTCTTGCTATTTTACTAAATCTTTTTAGGTGCCTTGGTCTTTTTCTTGGCCTGCTTTTTAACTTGGGCTTGGGGCTTGGGTTCTCTTGCAGGGGGCGGCGTGGCTTCATCTTTTACCTCTACTACAGTTTCAGGCTGACGTTTTGCAGCCTTAATAACTTCTGCCATTTTTGATCTTACTGAAGAACTCATTGGTTTTCCTTTTCTTCAATTCTCTTACGCTGCTGTTCAATCAGCAGCTTTTGACGTTCCAACTCCAAGAACTGCCTGTCTATATCGCTTACTTGAGGAAACTCTACGACCTTATCCTCTGGCATTTTTCATAGCGTTCATAGATGCAATGTCGCGCTGTGTTTGAATGCGCTCTTCTGCGATTCTAGTTTTGTCTTCTAACGCAGCTTCCGAAACATCAATTCGTTGCTGATCTACCAGAACGCTATTTCTTTCTTTCTCACGTTCCATTTGCTGCTTGGCTTCAAACTCGGAGACTTTACGCTCCATATCAGCGGCTTTTAGCTGCAATTCTTGATTGCGTATATCTACAAGCGGGTCAGACTGTTGTGGCGGCTCTACAGCCTGCGCCATGCTTTCAACCATGTCAGCAATCAACACAGCGGCAATCTGATCTATCTGCGGCTTGATTTGCTGCATCATCATTTGCATTTGTTCTGGGTTTTGCTGCACTTCAGGCGGTATTCTTTCCATGATCTGTGCCTGTGCCTGCTTTTCAGCCATAAGCCCTATATGCTCCTGTATATGGCCCTGTAAGGCCACGATAGACGCGGGGTTAAGCTGCATAGCTGGCGTAGCCATGACCGCCATGTGAGCCTCTATGTGGGCCTGATGGTCTTGCTCTGGGAATGCTTGCAGCGGAACGCCCATAAGCGCGTTCTGGTTTTCTTTAGCAGCATTAGCAGGCGGTGGGGGCGGTGGAGGTGGCGGTAGAATAGCATCAATGTTTGTAACGCCCAAAGCCTCATACATTTTGCGGTACGCTTGATACAGCCCCATAGGACCGCCGTGTATTTCTGGATTGGACTGTACTAGCTGCAACTCGCTCTGCGCTAACGCAATCCGTTGCGACATAGAAAAGATGTTCGGGTCTGATACGGGCAAAACATCAACACGCTGGTCAAAGTCTTGCGCTTTTATCTCAGGTCCAAACTGCTGTGACACCATATAAGGGTATGGCGCTATGTCTTGAGCAAATATTTTCGATAGAAGTTTAAATTCCATCTTCTGCGAATAGTGCAGGCGCTTGTGTATCGCGGACATAACCTTTGTGCCGCGTTCCATAATCGCCATAGTGGTGCCAACGGGCGTTTCACCGCTCATCTCACCAACCTTCATATCCGCCATAGACGCAAACCTACGTCCAGCGTCCACCAAAGTACCCAAAAGATTGTATAGAGTGGCTGAAGGCTCTTTAAACGGCAGTGGCATCAATGACGCCTGTAGCGTCTGACCAACTACGTCAATGTCACGAAACTCTCCGGGCTGTATCGGGCTGTCTTCGTCACGAATACGCGCTCCACGGGCCTTAAAACCCGCTGGCAAGTTAGCCAACGTACCCGCGTCAATAAGCTGGCGCAGGATTGACGTAGAAGCCATAGCCAAGCCGCCAATCATGTGCGTTAGACCCAAGCCGTAAAAGCCCAAACCGGGCAAAAACTTGTAATGCACAAAGTATTTCTGCGCACGTTTCATAGGATCGTCTTCTGGGTAATTACGGCGAACAGACAGTATTTCGTTCGTGTCTTCCAGAATAGTAACAATGTACGGTAACTTTAAACCTGTAGGCTCACCGTCCATGCCAATGTCTTCAAAGCCTTCAACGTCTAAGTCAGTGTGGACTTCATATAACGTCAG